CCTCGGTGACGCTTTTCAGATCGGAGAACGACGACAGGTGATAACGGGGATGCGGGCGATAGTCGGCCAGCGTGCCGGTGGCGCAGAAGCGCGACCAGGTGAACGGCGTCAGGCGGTAACCGGCCTGCAACATCTTGTGTAGTGCGTTCTCGAGCAGGATCGGGAAATCCGCGGTCGTCTGCACGCCGACCACATTCGGATGCAACGCCGCCATGACGATGCGCTCGCGATCCATTTCGCGCGTGTTGACGCCGGCGCGGATCAGCGAACGCTCAGCCATCTGCACGAGCGAACAGTTCAGATACGGGTTGCCCTGGCGCGCGCGGGCGTCGTCTTCACGGTTGAGCATGCCAGCGCGGGCCATGAGGTACTGCACGCCGGCGTCGCGTAAACGCTCTGATTCATCAGCACCTGGTTCCGCAGTGCCATCGGCAGCACCTCCGGATGGACGCGCCGGTGTCTGACGACCGCCAATCGTGTTGAGCAGCTGCTGCTGCGCGGCTTCGACGGTCATGCGCGGATTGGCAAGGCACGTGGCCTCGAGCTCGCGAATGCCGGACGATTCGCGGAAGTTTTCGAACACCGCGCGGATACGCGTGTTGCGCTCCTCCAGCGCGGCGATCGGGTCATTGCCGCCGCCGGCGGGCGTGGCCGGAGCCGCAGCAGCAGGCGTGGCGGGTGCGGCAGCGGCGGGAGCCGGTGCCGGCGTGGGAGTCGGAGCCGCACCTGCGGCGGGCTGCACACCCGCTGCGCCGGCAGCATTCGCGACGATCAAACTCAGAAGATTCTGACGCATGGTTGGATCCTCGATATGGGCGAGCACTGCCCGTTGGTTGGCCTCCGGAAGTGAGGCGAAAATCTGCGGCCGGGCCGCGGAAGCGATGTGGCGCCGCAGCTGCGCGGCGATTGGCGCGGGTGCGCGCGTGATGGCGTCGATATAGCCGAGGAGCGCCGCGGCGGCGGCCGCATCATCAGGCGCCTGCGCCGGCGCTGAGGACAGAACCTTGTCGGCGAGGCCGAATGCAACGGCTTCCTCGGCGGTGAAATAGTGGTCTTTGCCGTCGGTGAGAATCGCCTGTAGCTCGCGCTCTTTGGTCGGTGCCTTGGCGAGATAGCTCGCTTTGATCACCGTTGCCCACGTATCGAGCTGATCGGCATATTCGCGCAGATCGGCTGAGTTGCCGGAAACCATCGTCGACGGCGCGTGCATCATCTGCAGGGTGTTGTCCGGCATGATGCGCTCGTCTCCGGCCTGCACAATCAAGCTTGCGATGCTGCAAGCTTCACCGTCAACCGTGACGACCTTGCGCGCCGGATGGCGGCGCAGAGCGTTGTAGATGGCTAAGCCGTCCGGCACAGATCCGCCGGGACTATTGATGCGTACCTGGATTACGCTCGCGCTGATTTCTCCAAGTTGCGTCACGACCGAGCTGGCAAGATTGCCTGCGGCAAGCCAGGTGTCCCCGATAAACCCGTAGATGATCAGCTCGGCTTCGCCATTCGCGAGTGCGGTCACGCGCATGACGCTCTTCGTCGCGACCGCCATGGACGGCGATCCGTCCGCTGCCGCAACCATGCCGGCCAAGCCAGCCGCCATGGCGACCGTGAACAATGTGCGCTTCATGGAGTTTCCTCGGAATAGTTGTCGGATAGGAATCGGCGACGGCGCGCATACGCGCGCGGCGACAGACGGCCGAATGCATTCGGATCGACTCCGGGCGGCGGCGCCTTAGGATCGGCTTGGCCAGGATCGGAGCCACTGCCTGCGCCAGCATCACTGCCAAGGCGAAAGCCGGAGGCATTCGACGGAGCAGGAATACCCCACAGCTTTTTGCGCTCCAGCCATGCGGCCTGCTGATCGAGCACGTCGTTCGGATCCGCGCCACGGCGCCGGATGATTTCCTGGCCGGACATGAATGCATGGTCTTCCATGAGTGCCATCGCTTCGGCTTCCTTGAGCGGGTCGATCCATGGCATCTGCACGGGCAGATATAGCGCGTCGCCGATCGAGGCGATGCGCACCCCACGCGGCATGACGATCTCGCCGGACGCGAGAGACACTGCGGCGTAACGCTCATAAACCGGGCGTGTATCGCTGGAAATGATTTCCCAAGCGAGAACACCATAAGCGCCGTACTGCTCGACCAGCTCCTGTCGCTGCGAGCTGTACGTACCCATGTAATTTTTTGCGAGCGACGAAAACGAGATGCCCATGCCGCCGGCAACGGCGCGCAGTTGGCCATTGCGATGCGGCTCGAGCTGCGCGTTCGGGCGCTTGCTGTCGATCGACTGCACCGACTCGCCTGGGCGCAGATCGTCGAAGATCATGCCGGGATTCATGCGCAGTTCGCGCTGCGAATGCGTGGTGCCGTCGGATGGGCCGGTGTAGTCGCTCTTGTCACCCTTGATGATTGCGGCAGCAAAGCATGCGGCGATCTTCGCTGCGATGCGTTCGGATTCCTCGTAGTCCTTGAGATCGTCCAGGCGCGTGAGCACCGAGGCGAGCAGACTCATGCCACGACGCTGGCCGATGCGATCGATCAGCTTCGTGTGGCGGATCATGTCGGCCGAGATCCGCTTCAAGTCCGGGATGAACACGCCAGGATCGCCGGGGTGCTGTTTGTAGACCCAGAACGCGATCGGACGCCCCCAGGCATTGCACTCAACGGACTGCATGATGTTGCGGGACGTATCGGAGAAATCGAGCGGCAGCAGGTCAGGCTCGATCATCTCGATCGAATACGGAACATTGCCGCCGTGATCGAGGAACGGAACGGCCCCGACCAGATCCTGGTGGAACACTTCGCCGTCGCGAAACAGCGTCAGCGCCTTCAGGCGCGACATGCTTGCGTAATCGTGCTGGCGCGTGACCTCGGGCCGCTTGCACCACTCGCGATAACCTTTCTTTAGCTGCTGTGCGACTTCTTCGATGATGTCGCCGTTCTGGTCCCGCGGCTGCGGCTCGACGCCGATGCCGTTCGCGCCAATGATGTTCTGCACCATCGTGCGCAGGCCGCCGACAACAATGTCGTGATTGCGGCCCAGGTGCCGAGCCTGCAGGCGCGTCTGGTACGCGCTGCTGCCGACCGCCGTATTGCCGCTGCCGAAATCGCGCGCGCGTTTGCGCAGCCGCGTGATGTCGGCCGCTTCGTACGCGGCATTGTTGTACGCGAGGATCTGCATGCGCGCACGTGCGCGACGCGCCGCGTGTATGGGCGCGACCGCGGCGATCGCGCGATCGAGCAGATTCATCTGCGGCAGCTGTTCGCTCACCGGCAGCCGCTGCCTTCGAAATCGTAGCCGCCATAGATGCGTGGGTGCGAGCCAAAATCGGCGAGCGCAACGCCAGGCTGACGGCCGAGCGCGACCTCATTTTCGGCTGCGACTTTTCGTTCCCATTCCTTGCGGCCGGCGATGATCTCGTTGAGATTGGCGCGCGTGAGCGCCAAATCGCCGATGCGATAACTGAGGCCTTTCAACACCGCAGCTTCGGCTGCGATGTAGCTGGCGAGCATGTCGGTGGCTTGACTCAATTGCGTTCGCTCGGGCCGATGGGCTATGGGCGAACGAGATATTCAGCGCACAGGTGCGTCCCGATCCAGAGGAAAAGGGACGCGTTTTGCGCCAATTTTCGAAGATTTGGGACGCACTTGCCGCATGGGAATGCGGTTTTTCCTATTTGTGGCTCATACGACGATCAGATATCTGGCCGCCTTCGATGGCCTCGTCGATGATGCGCGACAGCGTGCGCCGGCTCACCGAATGACGCCGGCAAATCTCTCGCTCCGGTACGCGCCCGAGATAGTCGGCATAGATCTGGTGCAAATCGAGCACGCGGCCGAGCTTGGCGATATAGAGATTGTCGCCGCCATAGTTTTCCTGCAGATGCCGCACGACCGGTTCGACGACGAGCGCGACTACCTCGGCAGATTGGCCTGTGGCCGCGCAGGCTGCCGTGATCAGCTCGGAACGCAACGCAGTCCCCGATTGAATGCGACCCTTCACCAGCGTTTGCTCCATTCGCTCGAACCGAATCCCCCACCGCCAGTGCCTTCGCTACTCGTTGCTTCACGTGGAACATTTTTCACTTGTATATTTTGCGGCGAATTAACTGGCGCCGGCGCCGGCGCTTGCTTCACGCCTAGGCGCGCAGCCGCAGCATCCCAATCGATCCGCG